CCACGCGCCGACCTCCGGCGACTTCGCCCCGCTCATCGCCAAGACCCGCATCCGCGAACTGGCCGAGACGTGGTGCATGGTCGTCGAGTTCCGCAACGCCTGGAAGTCCGACGACGAGGCCAAGGTCGTGGCCTACGAGACTGAAGCCCGAGCCCAGCAGAACGCCTGACCTTCCGCCCATGAACACCAAGCAGACTGACAAGATCGTGAACGCCCTCGGGGTGTTCAACCTCACCGCCCGCGTCACGCCCTACGGCGCCGACCGGCTCATCAAGGTCATCCCGCAGCTCAAGGCGCTGAACGAGGCCCACAAGACGCAGGCCGACGCGGCCCTCGCCCTCGGCATCACGGTGACGACCCTCCGCAACTACGTCCGGCTCCTCGGCTGGGAGTGGCGCAACCTCAACCGCCGCGGACCGTACGTCGGCAAGAAGGGAGGCCAGTCGTGAAGCACTACTCCGCCGAGTCCCTGCCGTCGCTGTGGTGGCTGTCGCCCTGGAGCACCTGCCGCGAGATGCACGGGATGCTCCGGGCCTACCAGTCGCTCGCCGAAGTCGACGAGCGGGCCAACCAGATCCTGAAGGCCGACGTGCTCCTGTTGCGCCGCCGCGTCGCCGAGCTCGAGGACGGGCTCGAACGCCTGCACACGGCCATCATCACCGGCGGGGCCATCGTGCCGGACGCCGAGCCCGAGCAGGAAGGAGCCGACCTATGAGCGACCAGAAGTATCACCAGGCGCTGACGGCCAACAGGAAACTGCTTGATGAGAACGCCCGCCTCCAAGCACAGGTCGAGCGGCTGACCAAGGCAGGTGATGCGATGGCTGATGAGTTTAACTTCATCGGCTCATCCAATGGCGGTTTCAATAGCATCGAACAATGGAACGCCGCCAAGGAGGGCAAGGTATGAGCAAGCCCATTGAATACGGACGCCCTTGGTGGGAAGTAATGAAGGAAGTATCCGAGGAAAACGCCCGCCTCAAGGCCGAGGTCGAGCGGCTGACCGCCTTCACGACCCGCACCATCATCCCTAACGAGGAACTGGAAACTGACCTTGAAAACTGCCGCATCGCACTTCGGGTCAAGTATGAGGAGGTCGCCAAGTTCAAGGCCGAGGTCGAGCGGCTGACCAAGGCAGGGGATGCGATGGCTTCTACATTGATGGACGGAGGCATCATTGTTTCTGGACACAATCTCGCTGAAGATTGGTTCAAGGCAAAATGGAACGCCGCCAAGGAGGGCCGCCCCAATGAGTGAGCCCATGCGCTTCCAGCACCTGCTCCCCATGCGGGCGCTGATCGCCAACCTCCAGGACGTGAACGCCGCCATCGAGACGGGCGACCTCGCCTCCCCCAAGGCCGCGCTCAAGTCCAAGTGGGTGGCCGACCTCCTCGACTTCGCCCGCACCGACCTGACCCGGGAAGGGGCCACCGCCATCAGCCTCGACCTGTTCGTGGCCGCGGGCGGCTGGCTCGGCCTTACCTACTCCTACGCCTTCCCAGACGGCTTCACCTTCCAAGGGTCGCTGGTCCCCCGCCGACACCGATGAAGGCCGCCGCCCTGACCTTCGCCGTCATCGCCTCCTTCGGCGCCGGCAATCCCTTCACCCTCAAGGCCGCCCAGGAGGACGCCCGCCTGCTCAACGCCATCGCCGCCGTCGAGTCCGGGCACGTCCACCACGCCGTCGGTGACCGCGGCGCATCCCTCGGGGCTTGGCAGATGCAGGCCGCCGCATGGGCCGACGCCAACAACCACCGCCGCAGGCTCGGCTCCGTCCAGCACCCGCGCAGCTCGTGGCGTGACCCGCTCGTGCAGGAGGAGATGGCGGCCTCATTCCTCCGCGTCATCCGGCAGCGCTTCGCCGCCGCTGGCATCCCCCGCCCGACGCCCGAGCAGATCGCCGTCGTCTGGAACCGAGGCTGGACCGCCTCCAAGCGACTCGGCTTCCGGCCGAACGACTACGCCAAGCGCGTGGCGAATGTTTATCACTTGCAAGGAAGTTGATACGCTCAACAACCTTTCGCCATGCCTCTCTACATCGGCTGCGACCCCGGCAAGAACGGGGGCTTCGCGTGGACGGACGGCGAGTCCTTCGAGTGCGCCGCCATGCCGCCCACGGACGCCGACGTCGCCGCGCTCCTGGCCCACCTCTCGACCAAGGCCAAGGAAGTCAGCATCTACCTCGAGGAGCCGCCCCTGTTCGCAGGCCGCAACATCCCCGGCTCCGCCGTCGGCAAGATGATGTTAAACTTCGGCGTGGTCCTCGGCGTCTCGATGGCCTGCGGCTTCAAGGTCCATCGCGTCCGCCCTGCGATCTGGCAGAAGACGCACCCCGTCGGCACGAAGGGCGACCTGACCACGACCCAATGGAAGAACAAGCTGAAGGGCCGCGCCCAGGAACTGTTCCCGACCTGCGACGTCACGCTGAAGACCGCTGACGCCCTGCTCATCCTCGACTCCGCCATCCGCGGCGCCATCAACTGACCTTCATCCCCTAATGAAAAAGAACCTCATCAAGTCACCCGCCGAAGTGCGGACCATCACCGGGACGAAATACGTCCTGCTCCCTGACGGCAGGGTCGCCAAGCCGCTCAAGCCGATGGAGGCCCACGGCACCGTCTACTACAACCTGTTCATCAACGGCGACTACACCCGGCTCTCGACCGAGAAGATCGCCGCGCTCGTCAACGGAGAGACCACCGTCGAGCAGCTGAAAGCCTGACGCCTTTTCCCACCGCCATGCCCGCACCCAACAAACAACCCACCACCGACGCCACGACGGCGCTCGTCAAGGCGCTCGCCGCCCTGGACAACGTCAAGGCCAACAAGATCAACCCGGCGTTCAAAGCCCGCTACGTCTCGCTCGACGCGCTGCTCGACGCCATCAAGCCGGTCCTGCTCGACCACGACCTTGCGCTCGTGCAGACGCTCGTCAGCGAGGAAGGCAAGGTCGGCGTCTCCACCGCCTTCCTGCACGCCTCCGGGGAGCGTTTCGACTTCGGCCGCCTCATGGTCAAGGCCGAGGGTCTGACCCCGCAGCAGGTCGGCGGGGCCATCACCTACCTCCGCCGGCAGTCCATCCAGACGGCCTGCGGCATCAGCGTGGACCTCGACGACGACGGCGCCGCGGCCTCCGCCTTCCGCCCCACGGCCACGAACCAGACCGCGCTGACCCGCGAAGGCAACGCAGCCCCCCGCCCCCTCACCCGATGAACGCCCCCGACCCCTTCGACATGGTCCGCCAGTCCGTCCTCGCCATCCAGACCCAGAACGAACTCGCCGCCGCCCGCGTCGAGATCGCACGACTGAAGAAGGAACTGGCCGAGGCACAGGACAACTACCACCTCATCAACGAGACGGTAGCCCGGCTGCTCAAGGAGAAGCAGGCCAATGGCTGACGTCCCCAAGGCCGTCGAGGCCAAGCTCCAGGGCTTCTCCGGCAAGTACGCCTTGGTCGTCTTCCTCGATGGCCGGGACGCCTTCATCGACTTCTCCTGCCCCACGCACTCCTCCTTCATCGTCGAGCTGCGGGACTGGAAGCGCCAACAATGGCCCGCGCTCAAGCGCTCCCAAGTCCGGCTGTTCATCAAGGAGCCGGGCGCCATCAAGGAACTTACCCTCAATGACTGACCACGACCTCATCAAGCGGCTCTTGGACGAAGCCTCGGCCGAACTCATCAGCGCCGACAACGCCCCGATCATGTCGGACGCCGCGGCCCTCACGGACCTCATCGCGAACGCCATCAAGGAAGGCAACGCGCTCCCCTGCGACCGCGTCGAGGAAGCCTTCGACGTGAAGGGGCTGCATGACCGCATCCACGTCTGCCTCGTGCAGATCAGGGCGACCCGCCACGCCCTCGACGTCGCCGAACTCTCCCTCAACTCCGCCCTGGAGAACGTCCGCCGCGTCGGACGCATGGTCGAGCCCGACGAGGACGACGACCTCTGATGCACCCCGCCTGCGAAGTCTGCCGCGGCGCCTGCTGCGAATCACTCTACGTCCCGGTCATCCGCGACAAGGACGCCCGCGACTTCTACAACACCCGGGGCTCCGTCTTCAGCATCCTCGGCCAGCCCCACGACATCGCCGAGATAGAGGCCCGCTGCCGCCACCTCGACGCCTGCGGCAAGTGCTCAGTCCACGACGCCAAGCCCGCCCCATGCACAGCCTTCGAGGTCGGCTGCAAGGAATGCCGCCTTGCCATCAAGCGCCGCCGCACCCATCAAGCTGACGCCATCCTCCGCCTCATCGACCAACTTCCCACCACCAACGACACACACCATGAAACTGAACAACCGATCCGAATACCAGGCGCTCGCCGCCCTCAACTACTCAGGCGCCAAGGAACTGCTCAAGTCCCCGGCCCACTACCAGACGTGGCTGGCCGCCCCGCAGAAGGAGTCCTCCGCCCTCCGCGTTGGCTCCGCCGTCCACGCCTCCGTGCTCGAGCCCGGGCACTACGCCGCCGACTTCGCCGTGGCCCCCGACGTCGACCGCCGCACCAAGGAAGGCAAGGAGAAGTGGGCCGAGTTCCAGACCCTCCACGCAGGCAAGACCATCCTGACCACGGACGAGGCCGAACTGGTCGGCGCCGTCTCCGCGCAGATCGTCATCACGATGCACCGCCTGAGCATCAAGCCCGTCCACCGCGAGGTGCCGCTGGCCGTCTCCTACAACGGCGTCCCGCTCAAGTCGTGCATCGACATCATCGCCGAGGACGGCTACCTCTACGACCTGAAGACCAGCGAGGACGCCAGCCCCCGCGGCTGGCTCAACAGCGTCCGATCGTACCGCTACAACCTCCAGGCGTACTTCTATCGCCTGGTCGCCGACCTCGCCGGCATGGGCCGCCCCCTCGGCTTCCGCTTCATCGTCGTCGAGAAGACCCCGCCCTACGCCGTGGCCGTCTACGAGCTCGGGCCGAACCTCACGTCCTACGCCATCGAGGACTTCGAGCGCGCCGTGAAACTCTACTCCGACTGCTCGGCCTCGGGCGAGTGGCCCGGCTACCCGACGGACCCGCAGGTCATCGACGTCGGCGCCGCCCCGACCGCCGCCCAGCCCATCACCTTCGCCTAATAACACGAACATGGAAAACACCGACCGCCCCGCCCTCACCACCATCACGCAGTCCGGCATCTACCGCCTGCGCCTCACCGCCCCCAAGCTCGACCGCATCAAGTCCTACGACGACGGCACCTGCTCGGCCAAGCTGTTCTTCCTCGCCGAAGACGGGCATTGCCTGTCCAAGTCCTACGGCACGAAGTACGCGGGCTCGCTCGCAATGCTGGTCGGCCGCCTCTCCGGCTCCTACGCCAAGGAGATCCGCGCCGACGCCACCCCAGCCGAGTTCCAGCAGTACGTCAGCCCCGCCGTCGGCAAGCCCACGGACATCAGCGTCGAGGTCACGCCCAACGGCGAATGGAACGGCAAGCCGCAGTTCAAGTACAAGCTGACGTTCCCGCGCGGTTCCCAGAAGCCCGCAGCACCCGCCGCCGACTCCGAAGGCGTCCCCTTCTGAGGCCATGACTGAAGTCCCTCCCGTGCCCCCGACCCTTGTCCTCATCGCAGGCTTCGCGAGGGCCGGGAAGGACACCCTGGCCTCGGGCATCCTGGAATGGTCCAAACGCCCGGCGGTCAAACTCAACTTCGCCGACGCGCTCAAGGAAGGCGCCGACGCCTTCATGGAGTACCTGAACATCGACAGGCACGGCTCCTTCTTCGACGAACAGTTCAAGGTCACGCACCGGGACTTCCTCGTCGCCGCGGGCAAGTTCGCCCGGTCCATCCATAAGGACATCTTCGCCGAGCACCTCGCCAACTGGGCGCCGTGCCAGGAGGCCCCAGACGGCGAAGTCGCTCAGACCGTCGTCTGCTCAGACCTCCGCTATCTGAACGAGATCCACGTCTGTCAGGAGATACTCGCCCCGCTCGGCTGGCGCGTCCGCACCGTCTACCTCGCCACGGCCGGAGTCTACCACGCCAACGACGAGGAGTTCTACAGCGTGCTGGAGATGAAGTCCAACCACCGCTTTGACCAGGAGTTCATCTTCCGCCCGAACGCCCGGCAGGACATCATCAACGAAGGCAAGCGCCTCGCCCTGTCATGGCAGCTCTGACCCCCGAGGAGATCGCATGGGCGGCCAGCGTGGGCATCTCCGCCCGCCGCGCCGAGTGGCTGGCCACCTGCCCGAAGTTCACCCGCTGGGACTACGAGAAGCGCAGCGTGGCCGACCGCAACCTGTGGAAGAACGGCAACGTCTGGTTCCTCCGCATGAAGCGCCGCGGCGTCCAGATCGTCGAACGCCTTTCCACCGACATTGACGAGGCCCGCAGGCTCAGGGACTCCCGCATCGCCCAAATCAACGCCAACACCATCCCACAATGAGCAAACCCATCCGCTGGGTCGCCGCCGGCGACAACCACGGCGACAAGGCCGACCCCGAAGCCCTGGCCGCCCTCTACGCCTTCTGCAAGGACTACAAGCCCGACGTGCGCATCCACCTCGGCGACTGCTTCGACCTGCGCTCCCTCCGCCGCGGGGTGGCCGCAGCTGACGCCGAGTCCGCCGAGTCCCTCAAGGGCGACATCGAGGCAGGCATCCAGATGCTCCGCGCCTTCGCCCCCACCGTCTACCTGTGGGGCAACCACGAACACCGCCTAGACCACGCCATCACCTCGTCCGGCTCCGCCCTGATCCGTGACTACTGCTCAGACCTCAAGGACGCCATCAACCGCGAGGCCCGCAAGGCCGGGGCCAAGGTCATCAAGGGCTACCACGCCGAGAAGG